TCCGAATTATATGATTTTGAGTTAGGTAAAACTCAAGGTGATTATGACACCGAGGTGATAGATATAAACAATCCAATAGTTTATTCTACGTTGGTGATTAATACCAATTTAACCGATTTCGATTGTGATAGGACAACAATCACATTAACGGAGTATGATAATAGGATAAACGACCCATATTATCCTTATTCAGCATTAACCACCACAATATCGTATAGTGGATTTACTAACTTCATATCAAATTACCATAAAAGGATAATTTTAAACAATGATGTTTATAGATTTATGGGTATTACGGGTGAGGTACATTATATGAGAATAACAGGTTATAATAATCCACTATCTTTTAATCCAAATATGGGTAATTCAAGTAATGAAATCGTTAACAAGTTTGATGATGAATACTTAAAATGTACATCTAAATTATCCGCGGCGGGTTCAAGTGCTTGTTGTCCAATAACCCCAAAACTATCCAATAAACCTTGGGCTTATCAATTTTATCAACCGGCAACCAATTGTACGTCACCAATCATTAAAAAAAGAACGGAAAAGGGATGGACCTTAAATTTTGTTTTTAATAGAGAAAGTTTACCTTGGTCGGAAGGTAATATATTTTACTATTACGGAGTAAGAGGTAGTACGAGTATAACCGAGACTGCCGATAATAGTTTGTTGTTTAAATTTACTAACGATGGTAAAATTGAATACAACGCAGTTCGTTATAGTGGTAACTGTAACCCATCAAGCGGATACTCTGAAAATTATTACACTGAAGTTGGTGTCACCCCAACATTATGTACAACCGGATTAACTGACAATTTTAATATTACAATTGTTTTTGATAGATACAAACATTACCAAGATTGTGATATTGAAAATGAAGGTGGTTGGAATGATTTAATTATTGGACCACACCCAATTGAATATGATAATGTTGAGGTTACAGCTGTTACATCAACCCAAATAACAACAGGTTATTTGATAACTAACTCATTGGAAGTTTTAACTGGATCTACTCCAAATTATGAATATGTTGAGGAGTTAAATAAAAAATGGAATTCAGAAAAACAAAAAAGATTAGGTGTTTTAAAAATATATTTAAATGGTAATTTAATATATAAGAAGGAAAACTTTGAGGAGGTGATTGCATCAAACAGGGGTATACAACCATTTATACAATCTTGGGGAGGGGTGGACAATGAGTCTGACGGAACCTGTTGTTTTAATATAAAATCAATAAAGTATTTTGAAGAACCATTGAATTTCCCCCAAGTTAAACATCATTATTTAACTGAAATAAAATCAAATTTTAATATTATCGAATGTAATGAAGATTGCTTAGATACATTATACGGATCATTTTCAAATACTTTAACTACAGAAGATGGTTACGATATAATAAACGAAAATAATAACGATATCATACTATTTTAAACTATTTATTTAAATGGCAGGAAAAAAAATTACAGAATTATCTAGTTCAATTGCTCCGAGCATGACGGGAGTAACCGCCGTTGCGTATGGTGGTACAACATATAAATCAACATTATCAACACTTAGACAAATTTTAGTTGACAGTGGGTCACATAGATTCACAGGTAGTCAATTCATTAGTGGTAGTTTAACATTAACGGGGTCTATGCCTAATTTAACCGTAGGTAGTGGAACATATCATGTAGATAATCCTGAAATTTTACATGTACAGAATAGTGGTAGTTTTAATATTGCACACTTTGAGGGTAATCATGTGGCATATACCCAAATAAATTTAAAGAATACAAACTCAGGAAATAATGCCAGTTCCGATATTGTTGCAACTGCAGATAATGGAACAGAAAACGTTCATTATGTTGATTTGGGTATTAACTCTTCAACATATACAGGAGGTTTCGTTGGATTGGCAAATGATGCGTATCTAATAAACGTTGGTAAAGATTTATACGTTGGTACTGTTGGTGGTATAAATCATCCATCTAATCTTAAATTGTTTTCACAAAATTTATGGGAAAATCCACAGATAACAATTAGTGGGTCTCGTCAAATTTCTTTTAATACTGGTTCTGTAAGTTCAGGTTTCACTTACGAATTTAGCGGAAGTATTAAATCTAACCATAATATTAATAACAACGGGTTTACCATTTTAACAAGTGTAACGTCAAGTTTTGTTAATGATACTGAAGCTGCAGCTGGTGGGGTACCATTACAAGGACTTTATAGAAGTGGTAGTTTTGTATTAATTAGATTAACGTAATATTATAAAATATGGAATTTTTTATCAGACAGGGTGCTAGCGACCCAATATTAAAGATGAGAATGATTGATGATGGTAAAAACGATAAATCATCATTTAATGATTTGTTAGAAACTGGTTGTACAATCACATTTGAAATGTCGGACGTTAAAACAGGGGAACCTGTGGTATTGAATAGTGAATGTTTCTTAACAAATAGAACAAAATTGTATAATCAAACAACTGATGAATATTATATCACACATAGATTTACCGAGACCCATACATCTGAAATTGGTAAATTCGAAGGTAAAATAACGGTTCAATTTTTAGATACCAATCAAAATCCAACAACAAAGTTAATTTTACCCGTTAAGGAAAAATTATTCATCAATATTTTTTAGTACCGCAAATTATTCTTATATTTATACCTGTAAACAAGGCAAACTACTGATTTTCAGTAAGCTAATACGTCACATTTAAAAAAAATATAAGATGAAAGAGGTTATCTCTCAGGAAGTTATAGAAGGCTTCCTTAACGGTGGCGACGATGAAATGTACATCGTCGGTGTTGAATACGACTACCCCACCAACACAATTTACAAAATTATTCAGGACCCAGAAAAGGGAAAGATTGTAAAATCAGATTCATTTACTCCATTTATGTGGGTTGGTGATTTATCAGGTTTAGGTTTTTACAATAATTCAAAATCCATACAAAAAAAACGTATGGGTGAATTTGGTATTTTAATTGAAAAATTAGATACTCATGGTGATGAACGACTTGAATCAGGTATGAAATATTTGGTAAAAAGTCTTAAATCTTACACCGATTTAATTTCATTTTTTAGAATGGGTGGTATCAACCCGTGGGATGAAAAATACAGACAACATTTTACCGTTCTATCACCCGTTGAACAATACCTTATTCAAACAAAAAAAAGATTATTTAAAGGTATTGATGACTATGGTGGTGTTAATAGATTTGTATTCGATATTGAGACCACAGGTCTTGACCCTGAAACTTGTGTTATTATATTAATTGGGGTTAAAGATAATCGTGGTTTAAATGTAACAATTCCCGCATTTGGAGAAGATGGAGAAAAAAAATGTATTGAAAGATTTTTCCAGTATATAAGAGATTTAAAGCCAACAATTATTGCAGGGTATAACTCCGCATTTTTTGATTGGCCGTTTATATTAAAGAGAGCCGAAATCCTTGGTGTTGATGTTGATGGAATGACTCAAATTTTTACAGCCCAAGGAATGAAAGAGAAAGAGGGAATGTTAAAATTGGCAAATGAAGTTGAACCATATAAACAACATATCATTTGGGGATTTAATATTATTGATATTGCTCATTCTGTTCGTAGAGCACAAGCAATTAACTCAGAGATTAAGTCTTGGGGTTTGAAATATATTACAACATATTTGGAGAAAGAAAAACCTAATCGTGTGTATGTTGAGGGTAGTAAAATTTCAAAGATATATCTTGATAATGAAAGTTATTATGTGAATCCAAAAACGGGTGGATATAAACAAATAGGTGAACCGGGTACTGAGGATTTATTAAAAAAATATCCAGGTAAATTTGAAATATGGCCAGGTAGAAAAATTGTAGAACAATATCTTGACGATGACTTGTATGAGACAATGGTTGTAGATGATTCATTCTCTCAATCCACATTCTTACTTTCAAAACTTGTACCTACAACATATGAAAGAATTGCCACCATGGGTACTGCAACGTTATGGAAAATTATCATGTTAGCATGGTCATATGAAAATAATTTAGCGGTTCCATCTAAAGATGAGAAACGAGCATTTACGGGAGGACTATCTCGTTTATTAAATGTTGGTTACGCAAAGAACATTGTGAAATTTGACTACTCATCACTTTATCCATCTATTCAATTAGTATATGATGTGTTTCCCGCTTGTGATGTAATGGGTGTTCAGAAATCGATGTTAAAATATTTCCGTAACATTCGTATTAAGTACAAACACCTAGCTAGTGAATTAAAAGATAGTGATCCTGTTGCTGCAGAAATGTACGACCGTAAACAATTACCAATTAAGATTTTCATTAATGCCTACTTTGGTTCATTATCCGCACCTCACGTATTTCCTTGGGGTGAAATGGATTCAGGTGAAACAATCACATGTATTGGTCGTCAGTGTTTACGTATGATGATTATGTTCTACATGCAAAAAGGTTACAAACCTCTTGTGATGGATACGGATGGTGTGAACTTTGAAACTCCTGAAAGTGCGAAGGACGCTGTGTATGTCGGTAAAGGATTAAATGAATTAGTTAAAGAAGGTAAAGAATATGTTGGTATTGAAGCACATACTGCTGAGTTTAACGATATATTCATGAGAGGTGAAATGGGACTCGATATTGACTACACCGCACCGGCTTGTATCAATGTATCTCGTAAGAACTATATCATTAAATTAATGAAGAAGGGTAAAGAGAAAATTAAATTAACAGGTAACACAATTAAATCAAAAAAATTACAAACTTACATTGTTGAATTCTTAGATGAGGGATTAAAATATTTGTTAAATGGTGACGGACATTCATTCGTGGAATTATATTATAACTACGTTGAGAAAATATACAATAAAGAAATACCATTATCAAAAATTGCAAATAAAGCTCGTGTTAAGCAATCTATCAATGAATATAAAAAACACGTACAAAAAACAACTAAGTCGGGTTCTTTAATGTCAAGACAAGCACATATGGAACTAATCATTCAAAATGATTATCCTGCGGGTTTAGGTGATACGATTTATTATGTTAACAATGGTATAAAAAAATCATCTGGTGATGTTGAAAGAAAAACTAGATGGACTAAAAAAGAGATGATTGAGTATGTTGAAAAAATGGGTGACGAGATGCCAAAAGATTATGCCATTATAAACGTCAATTGTTATATGATTGACGAAAAGGAAATAACAAATAATCCAGATTTAAAAGGTGATTATAATGTTCCTCGTTATTTAAGTAATTTCAATAAACGTGTTGAACCTTTATTAGTTGCATTTAATCCAAACATTAGAGAAGATATCCTTATAGAAGACCCGAAGGATAGACAATATTTTACCAAATTACAATGTGAACTTGTTAATGGTTATCCATTAAAAGAAAGTGGACAAGATAAATTTGATGAGGTAATGACACTTTCAGACAGTGAAGTTATTTTTTGGAATAGAGTAGGTCGTGACCCTTATTTTATGTATGTCGAAGATAGTTTAAAATTGGTTGACCAAAATTGGGTTGAACATAATAGAAAGGTATTGACATTACAAGCTGAAAGTACAATCAGTAATGAAGATGAAATCATTGAACATAATGGACATGATTACGCATATCACGCAATAGAAGTTTAGATTACGTTAAACGGACTTGGCATTGCTCTAAACTTAAGTGCTTTATTTAAATTCTCCGCTTCTGAACCTTTTCTTTCAAGAATTTTTTCAGGGCGGAGTCTTTCTAATCTAGCCATAAGTTCTTCAACCAATTTCATTCTCTCATCTTTACCTTCGGTAAGTAGAGAACTATAGTCTAATTTAACCGCACTATCGGGAACTTGTAAATCACCTGAGAATTTACCCCAAATACGTCCTAATCCTTCTTTAGAATATCCGATTAGATATTTTCTTACCCAGTTTTGAGATGGTTTGTTTAACTTGTCCCATGTAAGTTCTTCAGTCATAACATCAGAAGGTAATTTAATGACATCCTTGTTTTTTTGTAAACAAGTGTCTCTATCCGTGGTGTCATAATACCAATACCATACTTGGTAGTTTTTATTAGCGTTATTACCAAAATCAAACTTACCTCCGGGTACATTATATAAATGAACTATTTTTTTACCTTCGGGACCTGCAGTAATTCTATATGTTAAATCTCCACCAATTATTCTATTTTTTATACTTCTATCTTGCATTCTCAAAAGAAGGTCAAACGCTGGTAACATAAAATATGAACCAGATGAACCAACTTGAGCAAATCCACCAACTCCACCAAATCCAACACCCCCAAGACCACCGAAACCACCTAAGAATGGGTCAACAATCGAATCCGTTAACTCGGCTCTTGTAAACCATAATAGTTCATTTATTTCACGACCTGCTGGTATTTCATATGTTTGTGTACCACCTGTAAGTGTAAAAAAATCTTTTTTCATTTCATTGTCACCACCAGCCTGTAAACCAACTATTTTAGAATATGAATAGGTGTATTGTGTCTCATAATCTAAACTTCTTGTTGTAAATGCTCTTGAAAGGGATTGTGTATCAACATCTAACCCAGCCAATGCCGACCATTGAGATTCAATTAACCAATCACTAACGTATTGTTCGTATTCAGACAGGGAAAACTCTAAAAAGGTGTCCATTTGTTCTTCCGTAAGTTCAATACCACGAACTGGCATCCCTAATAGGTGAAAAACCTGTGTATATAATTTATCCTTTTCTGTTTGTGAAATAATTGTAGCCATAATTTGGTATATTCTAATAAATAGTTTATTTTTGGTATTATGACTACAACGAATAAACTAAATGAACTATTAATCCTTTGTGGAATAAATAATATTGTTTTTACATATCAAAAAGAGGACGGTGGTAACTACGTAGATTTTAATGAATCTGAAAAAACAATAGTTGTTAACATATCGGATTATGAAGATAAGGAGTTGGACTCTTTATTGAATAAGAAAATTGAGGAATTAAAAGAGTTGTTTAAGTAAGTCTTTACTAAAGGATTCTGAATATTCCCCGTCACCCATTACTTGGTCAATGACACCCTTTTTCTTTTGTAATATATTGTAAATGATTTTCTCAACGGTGTTCTCAAATACAGGATAGTATACGAGAACACTATTTTTTTGTCCATATCTGTAAGCTCTATCTTCACCTTGTGAATGATCCGCGGGAACAAATGATAAGTCATTCATAATAACAACTTCCGCGGCGGTTAATGTAATACCAACTCCAGCCGCTTTAATGTTACCGATGAATACTTTTATTTTATCATCATTTTGAAATCTATCAACATTTTCTTGACGTTTGTCTTTATTCATACGTCCATCAAGAGTTACTGAATTCTTTTTATATTTTTCGTGTAATATATCAAGACTCATGGTAAAGTTGGTTAATACAATTACCTTCTTCCCTTGTTCCAAACATTTATCAATTAATTCACAAGTATATGGAATCTTTTCATACGCGATAAGTTGACGGATTTTCATTAAACGATTTAACGTTACAGTTATTGTCTCATCATTTTTCTTATCATTACTAATACGTGTAAATTCTTCTAACTCCTCATCATACATTTTACTACTTAATTCCACAAACACAGGAGTTACTATTTTTTCAGGTAAATCAAGAATATCGGTTTTCATTCTTCGTAAAACAAGATTTTTTGTTCGTTCACGAAGTTCATCTAAATTACTTGCACCGCTTGTATTCCATACTTTACGATTACCAACATTGAATTGATAACCTTTACAATATCTACGAACATATGATTGCCAATTTAATGTTAGGGGTGACTCAACAATCTTTAATAAGTTAAAGTAGTTGATTGGTCTTGATGTCATAGGGGTACCTGTTAATAACCAAACTTTTGGTATTGTTTCAAGTACATCATTTAATAAACGAGTTCTGTTTGCGGTGGCGTTTGAAATGTAGTGAGCCTCATCTACGATTGCCAAGTCAAAATTGGCATTAACCAGAAGTTTATAATCGTCGCTATCCTCACTCTTGTCTGTAGTGTGGTAGTTCTTAATAATATCATAGTTAATAATGTAGAAATCAAAAGTAGAACCCCATTTACGTCCTTCGACAATTAAAACTTTTCTATCTGAATAGTTTCTTATTTCCCTCTCCCAATTTATTTTTAAAGAAGCGGGACATACTATAAGTATCTTTCTTGCTTTACTTTCTAACGAAGCGATAACCGCAGATGTTGTTTTACCTAAACCCATATCATCTGCTAAAATAAATTTATCATTAGCCAATAATTTTTCCACCGCAATTTTTTGATGGTCCATTGGTGGACGAGTACTATATTTTGAGTAATCAATAATACGGTCAAGTTTTTTTTCTTCTTGGACAACTGCAGCCTTTGGTAACCACATTGCACTTAATTGGTCAACTTCTAAAACTTTGCCCCATATATGAAATGCTTTATCCGATTCACATAATAACTTTTCACACCATATCTTAGTAGGTGGAGTTGTTAATAATCTTTCCTCCATTATCTTTTCACCAAAAGTACTCACAATGTTAATGTGTTTTCTGGCAATTTTTGGTGTTACCTCATGGTACTTCTGTACATACTCACATTGAGGTCTTGTTAATTTAAAATTCTTAACATCTATAAATTTCCTTTTCCAATCTAATAATTGATTATTAGAACCTTCATATGTTGAAAGTATATTTCTAGCCTCAATTTCGGGAATCTTTGTTTCCATATTAAAATATAAATAATTAGAACGTAAGATTAAACTATTTATTAAGATATGAACAATAAATTACCAATTACCAGATTGTCTAAATTCTTCTCCCAAGACGACTTTGATATCAATATTCAAATGGGTAGAGAGTATCTTCATGGAGATTTAAACATGAAATTAGTCCTTTATCGTGTTGATAGAAGTAAAACTGATAATGATGCGGTTTATGCTGAAGCGGGTGCCGATGAAATAAAGTATTTTCCACCTGTTGAAATTAACGCATTGGTTAAGGTAGAGGAACCAAAGAATGTTACATATAAAGCTGGTATGGTTAGATATAATGAGCCAGGTAATTTAACGTTATCGGTTTATATCACACATTTAGAAGAGTTAAATGTGGATATTAGATATGGTGATTATATTGGTTATCCCGATTCAGAAGAGAAGTTAAGATTCTACACTGTTTCAAATGATGGTAAAGTTACTTCGGATAATAAACACAAGATGTTTGGATTCAAACCACACTATAGAACTATAGTTTGCGTACCAACACAACAAAACGAATTTAGAGGAATATAACATGGGAATACCTAAAAGAAAGAACAATATTGATGTTTATGGTGGTGCGAAAGAATCGTATCAAGGTGAACGAGTTTTGGAAAGAAGACAGGAATTATTGGATAGGATTACCAAGTCTGATGCCTATCTACCTGATTCTATACTTCATGACGATTTAGATGGTGGGATGTTAGATTTCATAAAGACGAATTTCGTGGTAGTATCCGACGGTGCCCAAATACCAATTATACCAAAAATATTAACAATACAGAGATGGGGTGAATTTGCAAACAATTGGGAGTTCTCTGACGATGATGGTAACGTTAAAGTTCCATTTATTGCAATTATTAGAAAACCTGATGTTCAACCCGGTACAAATCCTGTAACACAAAGAACAATTCCTGATAGAAGAACATTCCATTATGCGTCTGTCCCAACTTGGAACGGTACACAAATCGGTGCAGATATCTATAAAATGCCACAACCAGTTGCTGTGGATATCACTTTTGAGGTTACAATAGTATGTCACAAATTTAGAGATTTAAATAAATTTAATAAAATTGTTTTACAAAAATTCTCATCAAGACAGGCATATACCTCTGTAAAAGGACACTACATACCAATAGTTTTAGAGGGTATTGAAGATAATAGTCCTGTCGATACAGTCGACGGTCGTAGATTTTATATTCAAAATTATAAATTTGTAATGTTGGGTATTTTAATTGATAGTGAGGAATTTGAGGTTAAACCAGCAATTAGTAGATTTTTCTTATTAAATGAATTTATAGATCAAAAACAAGTAAGTAAGAAATTTATTAATAAACTAATTGATGTGACTGTGGCTACCTTTCCAGCCGATGGGATTCAAACACAGTTTAGTGTGGGGGAAAGTATAGGAACATTATTTAATGTATCGGTTAACGGTCTTGTACAGGAAAGAGATGTGGATTATTTCCACGTAGCATACACATCAAAAATAACATTTTCTGAACCACCACTCGAGGGTAGTTCGGTATCTATAACATATTATAAGGGTAGAAATAGTACAATTATTGATACCTACGGCACAATATTACAAGTTACAACAGAATATTTTACATATAATGGGTCAACATTAGAACTTACATTGAATAACTCGATTAATAGTATCATAACTGTAGACATAAACGGTCTATTACAAGAGGAAGGTTCAGGTTTTGATATAACTAGTGACCAAAGAATAACGTTGGGTGGTGCACCTGTAATAGGGTCAAGAATAGGGGTTACGTATCTTTACTAATCGTCACCATACATATCCTTCTTTTTTGGTTTACATAAGTCTTCTATAAATTTTTCTAAGACTTTATAAATTTTTAATCCGTTCTTCTCACAATGTGTTTTTAACATCTCATGGTGTTTTTCACTGATTTTTACATTTTTTTGACTGTTTTCCATATTAAAAGATATTAAAAGATATAAAAAGATAATTAACTATCTTTTTTAAGAAAAGTACGGAAATCTTTGGTAAAAACAAAGATATTTATAGAATAACTAATAAAAATAATTAACCAAACAACAATCGATGGCAAATTCAAACAGAGTATTCGTTTCTCCAGGTGTCTACACATCTGAGAAGGATCTAACATTCGTAGCTCAAAGTGTCGGAGTAACAACATTGGGATTAGCAGGTGAAACCTTAAAGGGTCCCGCTTTTGAACCAATTTTAGTAGGAGACTTCGACGAATTCAAAACATATTTTGGTGGTACTTCTCCTGAAAAATACGGAGACGGTTCTAATAACCCAAAATATGAATTACCTTACGTAGCTAAATCTTACTTACAAGAGTCAAATCAATTATTCGTAACAAGAGTACTTGGATTGACTGGATATAATGCGGGTAAAACATTCGCAATAAAAACATTAGGTGGTATTTCACCAACAGGTGCAACTTGGGATGCAAGTTATAGTACATCAGGAAGTACCACTATGTCTGCAACAACTGCAACAATCACTGGAAGTACAATATATGGTGAGTTATCTGGTAAAACTTCAACAGAAGGTGTATCAATAACAAGTTATATAGTTTCAAATTTTAGTGGGTTTACTACAACAGACGACGGTAAATGGTTTACAATAGGGTTAATGCCTTCAGGTGTAACATTACCTAGTACAACATTAGAAGTGGTGTCACCTTTAACAGGTAAACTATATAGTGAAACCCCTAATAATAAAGAATGGTATAATACTTTCTTCAATTCAGGAGCAACTATAAATCAACTTTATTCATATAAATTTGCGTATAATTCAGGCGCAACTAGATTTGATGTTGTAAAATACACGTTTGGTGCTGAGGTAAATACTGATTACGATAACGTATCCGTATTAACATTAAGATCAAGAGGTCGTTACGCTTCAGAAGTATTAACTTATGAAGTAACAGGAACCACACAAGTTTCATTAGCAGAAGTTACAGATATTGAATTAAACCCATTAGGTGAATTCCAAATTAATGTAACAGGTTTAACAGGTGGTGCAAAATCATTTAATTGTACATTAGATACAACATCAACAAAATATGTTAAAAAAGTATTAGGTTCTGATGTATTTGATAAAACATATAGTGATTTTCCTCTTTATGTATACGAATCTTATCCTAATTTAGTTAAGGCGGCTTATGAAAGAGGTTTAATTAGAGGTTTAAGTACCACTAAAGTATTCAACAACGAAGGTTCTAACTTTATTGGTAAATGGTCAACATCTTTATCACCAATGGTGGTTTCAGAGGTTCGTGGTGGAAAAGTTTCCGATTTATTTGAAGTAATTACAATTTCAGACGGTGAAGGTTCTAACTATCAAGTTAAAATAACAGTTCAAAATATTAATTTGGATTCAGGTGAATTTGATATTGTAGTTCGTGATTTTAACGATACAGATGACAATATGGTAGTTCTTGAAAAATATTCAAGATGTTCTATGAATCCTGACATGCCAGGTTTTGTTGGTAGAAAAATAGGTACAGCGGACGGTGAGTATGAATTACGTTCAAAATACATAATGTTATCTTTGGCGGATAATCATCCATCAGATGCATTCCCAGCTGGTTTTAAAGGATTCGTTAACAATGAAAACTTTAGTGGAACAACATTGGGTAGTGTTATTTATAAAACTGATTATAACGATGCTGGTGATGTTGTAACATATAATGCAAATGGTACTGAAAATATCGAAGGTGGAGATAAAGTAAAGAAAGTAATGTTGGGATTATCGTCTCAAGTTGGTTTTGATAAAGATTTACTTAAATATAAAGGTACAAGTGGTACAACCGAAACTTTTGGTTTCCACTTATCTGTTAACGCGACCGATATCACAGGAACTACATATCAATGTACACCTTACGATTTAGAAGGTACTTCAAAAGGAAAATTAGATAATATTGCATACCGTAAATTTACATTTGCAACAGGTGGTGGTACAGATGGTTGGGATATCTATAGAACATCTAGAACTAATACTGATTCTTATATTTTTGGTAAAACAACATATACTAATAATAGAACAAACGGAGCATATAGTGGGGTGTTTAGTCCTGATTCAGGTAATTCTGACTATTATGCTTACTTAGATGCTATTAACACATTTGCTAACCCTGAAGCGGTTGATATTAACGTATTTGCTACTCCGGGTATTAACTTCCGTGACCATAGTTCTTTAGTAAATCAAGCAATTGATATGATTGAGAATGATAGAGCAGATTCATTGTATATCATGAACTCTCCTAACATTACAGGTACAACAGCAGCCGCTGACGTTGTTGGTGAATTAGATACCGTATCTATCGATTCTAACTATTCTGCAACATATTGGCCTTGGATTCAAGTAAGAGATACTGATAATGCAACTCAACTTTACATCCCACCAACAGGTGAGGTATTGAAGAATATCGCATTAACTGACAATGTTTCTTATCCTTGGTTCGCAGTTGCGGGTTATTCAAGAGGTTTGGTAAATGCAATTAAAGCAACCAAAAAATTAACTCTTGATGAGAGAGATGAATTATATAAGAATAGAATTAACCCAATCGCAACATTCTCTGATACAGGTACAATTATTTGGGGTAACAAAACGTTACAAGTTAGAGAATCTGCACTTGATAGAATCAACGTAAGAAGATTGTTATTGAGAGCAAGAAAATTAATTTCTGCAGTTGCGGTTAGATTACTATTTGAACAAAATGATGAGCAAGTAAGACAAGAGTTCTTGAGATTAGTTAACCCTATCTTGGATTCAATTAAGAAAGAAAGAGGTTTGTACGAATTCAAAGTTACTGTTTCCAGCGACCCAGAAGATATTGATGCAAACACATTGAGAGGTAAAATCTATATTAAACCTACTCGTTCTCTTGAATTTATTGATGTTGAATTTGTAATCACTCCGACAGGAGCTTCATTTGAGAATATCTAATCTAAAAGGAGATATAAAAATAGGAAGGGGGTCTTTGGACCTCCTTCTTTATTTGTGGAACGTTCCACGTGGAACCTTTTGTATAATGATTGGATTGTTTTACTGCACCCAGTATATACTAGTATAATCTAGAACTGGTTATACTAGTATTTATTTAATATTTAATAATTTATTAATTTATTAAAAACTAGATATATTATTTATTACTGGAACTGGAATACTGGAGGGTTTGTAAAAAACTACGAAAAATAATTGATAAAATCAAGTACCTAACTAAAAATAAATTTATTTCCAATTAACATATATTTATAAGAAGTATAAAATAACAAAAAATTTAACAAATACAAAATGGCAGATTTACTAATGAAAATGCCGGTTCCTTACGAACCGAAAAGACAGAACAGATTTATTCTTAGATTCCCTTCATCTTTGGGAATTAACGAGTGGTATGTATCTTCAACAAAAAGACCTTCAGCTAAAATTAACTCAACAGAGATTCCTTTCTTGAATACTTCAACTTATGTTGCTGGTAGATTTACTTGGGAAGAAATGAGTGTTACTTTTAAGGACCCAATCGGTCCATCAGCATCTCAAGCATTAATGGAATGGTTCCGTTTACATGCAGAATCAGTAACAGGTAGAATGGGATATGCTGCTGGATACAAAAAAGACATTGAACTTGAAATGCTTGACCCAACGGGAGTTGTTGTTGAAAAATGGATTATCCAAGGTTGTTTCTTAACAAGCTTAAACTTTGGTGATTTAGATTACAACAATGACGCTTTAGCTCAAATTACTTGTAACTTGAGAATGGACCGTTGTATTCAAGTATACTAATAGTTTCTATTTAATACTAAAACCGATAATCAAATTAGTAAATCTGTCTAATGGGTTATCGGTTTTTTTATGCAAAAACTTTACTTTAATCTACTTATAGTTTAAATTGTACTATGGAAGAATTTAGAATTGACCCCAACATTGCTTATGATGTAGTTGAATTACCTAGTAGAGGTATTCATTATGCAAACAATAAAAAATCGGCGAGAATTGCGTATCTAACCGCGGCGGATGAAAATATCTTATCGTCCCCAAGTTTAATTGCAACTAACAAAGTTGTTGATGAATTACTAAAAAGAAAAATTTTAGATAAAGATTTATCTATTGATGATATAGTTGAAGAAGATAGGCAAGCAATTTTAATATTTTTAAGGAATACCTCGTTTGGTAGTGATTATAAAGTTACATCAACAGACCCAAAAACAGGGGAACAGTTTGATTTTGAATTAGATTTATCAACATTAAAAACAAAGGACTTTACTTTAGTTGCAGATGCAAATGGTGAATATTCATATTTTATGGAAAAATCAAAATTGGATATAACATTTAAATTCATTTCCAAGAAACAAGAAAAAGAACTTGACCAAATTAAAGATAGTTGGAATGGTAACGGAGTACCACCAATTATTACTAAACAACTTGAGATGATGATTAAATCGGTTGCAGGCAATAAAGACCTAATGAACATTAGAAACTTTATTGAAAATATGCCAATCAAAGATTCACAAGATTTTAGAAAATTTATCAATGAAAATAAACCGGGGTTAGATTTAACCCAAACAGCAACCACCCCGTCAGGAGACACAATCCAAGTTGAAATTGGATTCGGGGTTGAGTTTTTTCGTCCTTTCTACGGATTATAAAAAGGGACAGTTAGACGAGATTTTATTTTTAGTTAAAAGGGGATTCTCATATGGAGATATCCTTTCTATGCCTGTATATATCAGACGTTATTATATACAATATTTAATATCATTAGAAAATGGAAATAATTAAACATCTATTTATATGAT